GGTGCAAGATGCAGACGGTAACACACGGTACGTCAAGAAAGTCGTTAACAAAGTACTCACAGACATTGGCGTATCGCACGCTACTGACTTGCGTTCACGTCTTGCTTCAGTTACCCAGATTCCTTTGGATGATGATATTTAAATTGTTCAGTTGCAATCATCGCCGCTCTCGTGTTATAATCAAAAACAATGAGTTATACGTGCAGTGCAATGATTGTGATTGGAGATCGAAAGGAATTGAAGCATGAACCCTGAGATGCAAGAGTACATTAGACAGATTGAATTGAGAAGGTCAGTTCTTATCCGAAACCTAGGAGTCACAGTAATTGGTAGGACTTTAGAGTTTGCGGAGGATGCAATCAAGTCTCTCGGTGAAATCTCTGTTGACGAATGGAAAGATGCTGTTGAGAGAGTCTTCCATGAAGAAATGAGAAAGCTATGAAAGCAAGTGATATTGTGCTAGATAGTAACGTTTCGATGTTATTGAAAGGGACGTACGGATTTGGGAAGACCCTAGCCGCTGCCAGTTTTGCATTAGACGGACCCATTTACCTAGCTTACTTCGACAAGAAGAAGCCTATTGAATTGGTGACGTACTTCTCGAAGCATCGCCCTGAGATTTTGAGAAACATAGAGTACGATGTGTACGGTTCACACAACGCCAATGAGTTTCTCAATAAGCTCATTGACTTAGCCAGAGATTGCAGATACTCTGCCGTTGTTCTAGATTCGGTGACTAACTTTACTAGTGCAGCCGTTAATTGGTCTTTGGGATTTCGCTCGTCAAAACTGAAAGGCAAAGATAAAATCATGCCTGACTTTGACGAGTACAAAGTTGAGACTTCGCTGGTGACTCAGTGCTTGGACATTTGCCGTTCATTGCCGTGTCACATCATCTGGACGGCACATCCAGTGCAATCAATAAAGATTGAAGGCAGCGGCTCGTCAATCAAAGTAACGAAGACTAACCCAATCGTTACGTATGGTTCGAAGGTAGCTGGTATAATTCCCGGTAACTTCAGTGAGATATATCACTTCTCGAAACTCAACGAATGGGATTCAGCTACAGGCAAATCCAAGACGAAGTACATAGTAGACACCGAAGCAGTCGGTGATGACTATGCGAAATCGAATCTTGGATTGAAAGCTAGTCTTGATATTACTGACCGTCTATTCTACGAAGTGTGGAAGGCGGAGGTAAATAAACTACGGGAGGTGATTAGCAATGACTTAAACAACCACAACAGCAAGCCCATCAATCCGTTTTCAACTGAAGCAGCGACAGAAGAAACAACACAAAGTAAGTGGAGAACCTAACAATGCGACAAGTATTGACACCGGATGACCTGAAGCGTGGTGATCTCTGTGAGCCTGGGTGGAATGATTCGGAGATCATTGACTACGAAGAGAAACCGGCAGAGACAGATGGTTCAACCAACTGCATCTTCCGCTTCAAGATCCTTGACGGTCCAAACAAGGGTATTACTCCAACCAAACTCTTCAATGAGAAGGCTCTTGGTTTTGGTAAGGCTCTTTGGAAGGCATTGGATCTTCCGTACGACGTGAACAAGGGATACGAGCTTTCGACTGAGCTGTTTAGGCAGACCATCGGTCACAAGGTGAGTATCTATGTGAAGCGCGGCAAGAGTAATAAGGGAAATGAGTTCAATGATATCGCGGATTTTCGTCCGTCGAAGTAGCTAGTCTCCGCTCTAACCTACATTAGAGCTAACAACCGTGTGGCTACCGAGCGGTGGAGATTCGGTAGCACTTTAATAAGATGGGGGTAAGTTGGCTATATTCAAGTTGGTAGCTTTGATTGAAATAAATGAGGTTAAACGTGGACGTTCTGTTGTTGAAGTAGCAGAAGAAATACGTCAACGTATTCGTGATATTATTGATTCTAAGGTTAATGTAAGAGTTGATTCATTCACCTTGGAACTTAGTGAAGAAGATGAGGAGGATGAGGATATACAAGAAGGTATGGGACCAGATGAATAGTCCCGAGCGGTGGAGATTCGGGACAACTAAAAAGGAGATGATAATGTTCAGAAAGTATAAGAAGATTGCATTCGGTGAGCTTCGTCCTTACGTTGAAGGTGAGGATATGACTGGCATTTCTGTCGCTGATGTTGATGTGAAGAATGGTTCGCCGCAATTGGGTGACTATATCGCACGCAATCCTAGCAACCACGATGATCAATGGCTGGTATCTGCGGAGTACTTCGCCGCTAACTTCAGACCTTTGGAGTAACAAATGACCTGTGAATTTTGTGGTAGATCGCAGATGAACGTGGGCACCTATCAAGTAGTTGAATTTAAGTTTGAGGCCTGCACCTCCTGCTGCAGAGAAATAGATGATTTATCAAGACTCTTTACAGAAAAATTAAGAGAAGCTATTAAAGGGATAATGAAATTTCCATCCAATCCTAAAAAGGAGAAATAAATGTTCAAAACAAAAGAACAAGCTGAATCATTCGTAACACATCTTGAAGTACTAATGAGAGCGATGACTCTCAGCCGTGAACAACCGTTCATTGATGAAGTAAAGAGAACTCTTGTTGACCACATCTGTTTGCTTGAATCAATTATCCCAATGCCTGCAGCTAGCAAAACCACAAGCCAAGTCATAGATGAGAAATACCCAAATCTACTATGCCCAGATTGCGCAGGAGAGATGGCGCTACGTACTAACAGAACCAATGGTGCTAAGTTTTGGGGATGTAAGAAGTATCCTGCATGTAGAGGCACAAGAGATGAGAATGGTCTGAGTAAAGAAGAGCGTGAGGCAAAGAGAATCACTGTTGAGAATGCAGTTGAGAGAGCAAAGCAAGAGTCTCAGTCAATGCCTCATCTAGCTGCAGGATTCACATTCAATAAGAAGCGTGATGATACTCAGCCGCAATCTCCTGCAGCTTTGAGTCCAGCTAGCATTGACCTACCTGCAGCTAGCACAGGCATAGACCGAAGCACAGGCATAGACCGAGACATTAAGAAGGCATTTAATCCTTTTGCAAAGTGATAAATGAAATCACCTCCGATAAAATCGCACTGGATAGACCGTGCCGTTGATGTGCATAACTTTCATGCTCAACAGGTAAAGTCTGAATCGAGCTGGACGATTCACAAAACGGCGAAGGCTCTGTCTCGCTCATTAGGTTCAGTCAGTCAGGATTTATTACTGGCTAGCTGGCTGAAGACTCATGAGAAAGTTCTACGCCGGTTTTCGAATGCAAAGGATGCACTTGAGTTCATTAGAATGAAGAAGAAGGAAATGAAAACTCAGGACTTGGAACTATGACTGACTTTCTTTACTGCCACTTCTGTCACAAATGTGTGTCAACAGGATTTGTACCAATCCCAACTGATACACCAGATGAAGGTTTAATTCTTCGCGCAATCGTGGTATGTCCTGAGTGTATAGAAACTGGTAAAGTTCTGATACCAGATACCAAATGAAATTAAAACTTTACTTGTTGAAATCATTTCCACACTTGTGTCCATGCATGAACTGTGCGATATGTCATTGGGTTTACTGCCGCTATTGGCGAGACATGAGAAAGGAATAGTTAATGCTTCATGTACCAGAGAAAGCAAGAATCCTAGATCATCCAGATTTAGGATCTTCGATAGAGTTCGGAAATAATGGTGCGTTTCATTTACCATCTTGTGAGAATGGATGGACTTTATTTATAATATGCTCAGATCAGGATGATTGGGAGCATGTTAGTGTTCATGCTCGTAAAGGAGTAATCATTAGAACTCCTAGCTGGAAAGAGATGTGCTTTATTAAGAATTTATTTTGGGATGCTGAAGATGTAATAATTCAATATCACCCAAAAAAATCTGAGTATGTCAACTTACATCCTGGAACGTTACATCTTTGGCGTCCCATTAAGCAAGAGATTCCAACTCCACCCAAGTACATGGTTGGCTAAGGAATGACATATGATCACTGTTTATTGTAGAGTTTGTTGGAAGCACATAGAAAACAAATACGGCGAAGAACCCCCCGAAGTAACCATCCTAGACAAAACCTCCACACTATGTCCTGCCTGTACTAAAGAACAAATCATCCCAAACAACACACCCATTAGCACTGTCAATAGAACACATTGTAAACGTGGTCATCTATTGAATGACTATAGAACAATCAAAGGACAATTAAAACCTACTCGTATCTGTAAAATCTGTATGCGTCTTGCTGAACAGAAGTTCAGAGATAAGAATCCAGGCTATCACTACAAGTACAAGAAGGCTCAGCGAGAAAGAGATAAAAAGAAAGATGCCTAACCGTTACGTTCCTGGCATCGGTCCAATAGAACCTAGCTTAATGATCGTTGGAGAAGCACCAGGAGCTAAAGAGAATGAAGCTGGCATACCATTCGTCGGACCATCAGGTGAAATCCTAAACGATTGTCTACGCAAGGCTGGTATCACACGCAACGAATGTTATATCACTAACGTCTGTAAGTATCAGCCTCCGCTCAATGACCTATCAAAGTTACACATGATAGGTGTTAAACTTGAAGAGCAAGCAGATCTATTGTGGGAGAATGAGATTCGAGTACTCAAACCCAAAGTGATATTAGCCGTAGGCGATACAGCACTTGAGTACATTTGTGGAGTGAAAGGAATACTAAACTACAGAGGATCAATTCTACTAGCCAAGGATGGAGTGACTAAGTGCGTACCGACAGTACATCCGGCTGCTTTGTTCACGCATTACGGCCAAGGAAAGCAGAGCGGTGGTCTTGAATACACATACCTTAAACTTATTGAGCACGATATACAACGAGCTGTTGACGAATCCCGAACGAGAACTTTACAGTTACCAGATAGACGCATCGACGTGTGTCACAACTCGCTTGACCTACATCGGTTTTTCTCCGAATATGCCGGACTTGATAAAGCAGCTATTGACATCGAGTCGTCCAATTGCGTTCCTACGTGCATCGGGTTCGCATTCAATAGGCACCACGCTCTATCAATCCCTTTACTGCGGAAGATCGGCAACAACTATCTCACTGATATGGGCGAAAACGAGCTTGACGAATGCTGGTATGAAATCGATAGACAACTCCGAAGGCTCAAACTTGTTGGACAAAACTTAAAGTATGACGAATTCAAACTTAATCGAATTGGCTTTGAGTTACCTTGCGTATACTCCGATACTCTGATTAAGACAAGAGTTCTCTTTCCTGAGTTACCTGATAAGGGATTGCACGTCCTCTCATCCATATGGACAAGAGAGCCATACTATAAGGAGGAAGGAAAAGAATTCAAACTAGGTAAGCTTTAGATAGATCAGCTCTTGAAGTACAATGGTAGGGATTGTGCCGTTACGTATGAAGTAGATGAAGAGCAAGAGCTTGACCTTATTGCAATGCAGGATCAGTACTCAGTACCTCTGGTAGATTATTATTATAACTATCAGATGAAGAAACATAAGTTCTATTTGAAGATGGAAAATAACGGATTCGCAGTAGACTTAGTGAAGAAGAAAACTCTAGCTAAGAAGTATACTGAACTAGCCAGTGTTCAGCATGATAGAATTACAGAATTAGTTGGTCATGAGGTTAATGTTAACAGTTATCCTCAGATGTTTGATCTCCTCTATAAAGAATTTAAGTTCAGAATAATGAAGAGGAATCCAACATCTGAAGATACCATCATAGCATTGCTAGGAAACCATGCCAAAGATAAGACCAAAAAGGAAGTCCTCACGGCAATTCTCGAAGAAAGACGTATTAGAACTCAACGATCCAGATATATTAACTTTTGCCCGGACTATGATGGGAGATGCCGTACGTCTTACAATATTGCAGCGACAGAGACTTGCCGCAGCAGTACTGGAATACTTAATAAACCAGTCCGGCCTAAGAAGATTGGAATGTCGTTCCATCAAGTTAGTAAACATGGGCGGCTCGCAAAAAACGTCCGTTCTATGCTTATTCCGGACAAAGGAAAGCTCCTCCTTAGTGCTGACTCAAATCAAGCGGAAGCTAGAGTTGTTGCAGTTCTGAGCCAAGACTACGAACTGCTAAAAGCATTTGATTCAGTAGATATACATAGACGTACAGCTGGATTGTTATTTGGTTACACAAGCAGTCTAATATTAACTACCGATACGATACCAGTAGTTGATATACTAGAGAAAGATGGACCGGAAAGATTCGTCGGTAAGATGGTACGTCATGCATCGAACTACTCGATGGGCAAGAATAGATTGATGGTTGAGTTCAATACGAACGCTCAAAAATATGACATTCCAATGTCTATCTCTGAGTGGAGAGCCGGACAATACTTAGAACTATTTCATGCCGCCTCTCCGAAAATCCGTGGTATATTTCACCGAGACATTATAGAATGTTTAGAATCATCAAGAGTTCTGATTGATCCATTTGGCGGAGTCAGAGTTTTTAATGGTAGGATGGACGAAGAAACCTATAAAGAGGGCTACGCTAACATTCCTCAACGCTCTGTGGCTCATCTAGTCCAGACAGCAGCATTAAAAATTGATGATGAACTTAATGGTAATACTGAAGTGATGTTCCTATCAGAGAATCACGACAGTTTGACCCTCCAAGTACCTCAAAATGGATGGGAGAAATATGCCCTACTAATGAAAAAGCACATGGAGGCTGAAATAGATTTTAGTTTGTATTGCTCCCTCAAACGTGATTATAAATTAGTTATTCCATGCTCTCTAGAGATAGCTGAAGTTAATTACTCTGAGTTTAGGAAGGTAACTGTATGAAGTTTAGACGTAGCCACCGTAAATTCTCTGATATAGATAAGGAATTTATTGAGTCAATTCCAAAGACAATAGACCCGAGAACGGGTTGCTGGATTCCAATAGGTTTATACAAAAACTCATATGGATATATTATGCTTGGGATGGAAAATCGACAATACTATCTACATAGATTAGTATTATCCATCTATCACGGAATAAACTACTTTGATAAATCTATTCAGACTCGTCATAGCTCTGAATGTGAGAAAGCTTGTTTTTATTGGCAGCATCTAACTCCAGGAACCCCGAAAGAAAATGTTGGGGATATGATTAGAGATGGACATCAATGTAACGCTCGTAAAGAACGGTGCCCATCATGTAACGGAGAATACAGATATCGTATAAATAGAACTGGATCAAATATAGGTAAGGCTAATAGGTACTGTAAAACCTGTCAAAATGAAGGCTCTCTAAGATCATATTATAGGAGAAAACAAAATGAAAACAAATAAGAAGAAGCTAGTACTCTACCATGAAGACAAAGGACTACTATTAAAGATTCCATGCGAAGAGAATCATAATCACCCATTCTGTTGGGTCTTTGAGCAAGACGTACCGCCTGAAGAAAGATTTGATAAGGAACCAGTAGTCTTCAAGAATAAGAAGGAGTGTATGCGTTATGCTGAATTCTTGTTGAGCGTTGACTTCAGAACATTTAATGATAAGCTATCCTTCGAGGAGCTTAGGGTGCAATGATCTTCATCATCGCTAGCACGTACAAAGATGCCAAAAAATGGGCAGCTATGCAACAGCTCCCATGTGGCGATTGGTTCTTCACATTAAACGAGGATGAACTCTACAGGAAAAATGGATTTCATACTATTGTCCTGGATTCAGCTGCTGAATTGCCATCTCCGCTATTTGAGCGCCTATTCTCTTTGGGACAGAAGCGAGGTAGAATCAAGAATGCCAACACACATTACGTTGACGCGAGATGAAGCGATAGCTATCCTTGTAGTGCTAAAACAAAACTGGATACCATTAGACCAACAGAAGATAGTGTTTGATCTCATCGTGAAGATAGAGAAAGAGCTTGAAGATAAACTGGCTTGACTCCTTAGTAGCAGAGTGCTCGCATGTAGAGACTCCTAACTCATGGCTATGGTGGTCGTTTCTCTCATGCATCTCGGCAGCGGCTGGGAATAACTACTATCTGACCACATTGAAAGGAGACTTAATCTACAAGCCTAATCTATATATCATGTTACTAGGTGATAGCGGCCTGGGAAAAGGATTTCCAATCAATAGAGCTAAGCTCTTGGTTGATAAAGCACAAGTAACTCGTGTGATTGCTGGCAGAAGCAGCATCCAAGCTATAGTGCAAGAACTGAGTCGGGCTAAGACGGCAGAGGGAAGAGCACCAATCACTGATTCGAGAGGATACATAATCAATGGAGAATTATCAACAGCAATCATCCAAGACCCGGATTCCCTTACAATTCTCACCGACCTTTACGATGGACATTATAATCCTGAGTGGACTAACTTACTTAAAGGTGACGGAGCAGAGAAACTCAAAAATCCTTACATTACTGCATTGTTTGGCAGTAGCCCGGCTCACTTCTATGATAGTATTCCACAGGCTAACATCGAGGGAGGGTACATCGGAAGGAACTTGATTGTCTATGAAGAGAAACGAAGTCAAGACGTAGACCTTCTTGATCTCAACGAAAGTAAAGAAGGAGATAAATTTGATGATGTGATCGTTCCGAAGTACGTGCCGCACTTGAATAAGATTCACAATAAGAAAGGGCAATTGATTCCTTCGGACGAAGCACGCAGTCTGTTCAATTCATGGAGAAGGAAGTGGAGAACTTCACAGACCTACGACAAGACAGGCTTTCTCAATAGAGTACCAGATCACGTACTGAAAGTCTCGATGTGCTTAGCTCTTTCGGAATGGGACTTCGATGGTTCAATTGAACTGAATCACATTGAGTCAGCTATTGAGAAGGTAACTGGTCTAGTCTACGCGAATAAGAGAACAACAGAAGGTAGGGGTCCGGACCCACTAGCCGCTCCCACGAAATTGGTATTGGATTTCTTGATAGCAGCTCCCGAAAACAAACTTACCAGGAAAGTTTTATTGTGGAAAATGTACGGTAACGCCAACTCGTTTTTGCTGGACCAGATCCTAGAACATTTGACTGAGATGCAATGGATTAGGAAAGCTAAAGTTGGAGTAGGTAATAACTTAGACTGGGAGATTTCGCTTGCTGGCGAGCCTCTCTTACAATACCAGAAATACATTGCAGCTAAAAAGGAGAGCAAATGAGAATTCGTATTATCGCAAAGCTAGATCCTAACGTGACTGAACATGAAGCTATGGAGTCATTGGCTGAAGCACAGGTAGCAGTAGCAGGTGTGATGGATGTAGTATCAGTCGATGCCAAGCTAGAAATGACTGACCTACCAGCAGATGAATCAGATGATGAAGAAGATCTTGAAGAATTCGACGAAGACGAAGAAGGAGAATTTGAAGACGACGACCTGGAGGACGATGATGACAGCAGATCAACTAAGAAGGGTTCTTGATAATGAATTTGGTCTAAAGAAATGGCCTGAAACTTATCAGGTCAGTCCAGAGACTTACGCTAACGTATGTCAGGCAATCTTCGAGTTTCAATTCGAACAAGAAGAATTGTATTGGGATACACATGACCTTTCACAAGTGAAGTCAAAAGCGAAGGTGCTATCAATAGCAGTTGGCAAGGCTAACAAGGGTATAATGTTCAAGAACGTCGAACTGATTATGGTGAGGAACTAAAATGCTCGGCACTGTGAATAACCTGATTGTTGATAAGTTCTTTGGATTCATCATTGCATCAAATGGACAGGAGTATTTCTTTCATAAGAATGACGTTAATGACAATTGGAATTTGCTAGTTCAAGAGTACGAAAGACTTGGAAAGAGAATCGTTCAGGTAGCATTTGAACCATTGAGCACAGAGAAAGGACCACGAGCTAGGAATGTCACTCTTGTTCCTGAGTAACTATCTTCCTGTGTAAACCTGAGTACTAGCCATCCCACTCACTAGTAAAGGTGACAGAACGGCAGCCATAGCTGGGTCTTCTTGTGCAAGTTCAGTAAGATCCTTCAATACAATTGGCATAGCTCTTTCATACAAAGCTCTCTTTACCTCGAAGGGCTTCCCGTCAAATTCACGACCATCCATCCATGAATAGATGAATGAACCAACGGGGCTGAGTCGATTCTTAAAGAACTTCTCAGCTTCACTCTTTCTAGTTGGTTGACCGAATCTCCCCGCAGTTAGATCAACAGTCCTGCCAGCATTCCTACCAGCAGCCATCGTTTTCTGTCCTAACATAGCGGTCATAGCAGCAACGGGGAACTGCTGATATCCACCAAACAAATCAATCCTTGTATCTCCAACCTTAATCTTCATGAAATCGGTACTGGTAGGATCATGACTCACCTTAGCACCTAACTCTCTGCTTATTTCAGCAGTCATCATCCCTGCACCAGCAATAGCAAACAGACTCTTAAGAGATTGCTTCCTAAGCACTGGATCCATTGTTGCATACTTGACAGGATTCAATACTTGATTCCATGTTCTAATCTGACCAGATAGATTCCC